ATTCTTTATATCTCTAAGGACCTGTTCAGACCCCTTAGACCTATATTGACTAGCAACACTTCTAACTATTTTGTCTTGCAACTTCATAGCCATCATGTCAACAGCTAAAGCTTCTTTATTTATTTCACCCTTATCATCCATATATGGTTCAAAGAAGTCATCTAAATTGGATAAAGCTTCTCCAACAACTTTTTTATCTTCCTCAGTTAGTTGATAATCAAAACTTTCCTTATCATTGATCTGGAAGGTTAAAGATTCTATACTATCTAATTCTTTATCCATGTTGTTGTAAAAATCTTCTTTAGCTTTTTGCTGTTCTTGCTCAAATTGCTGAATCTCCTCTTCAGAATAATTGCCATCTTTTTGTTCAGGTGACCAATATTCTTCTTGAAGTTCCTTCAATTCTCCCCTAGCCTTAGAAACATCTCTTTTAAGATGAATCTTACCTAGTTCAGTTTCTTCAGATTTATACTTATCCTCGTTAAGTTTATACGTGTTGTCAAAAAATAGGTCTATTTCTTTTTGTGATAATTCTGGATTTTCAAAAGATAAGTATTCTTTTATTACGTCAGAATCAGACATTTCGTCATAATTTTGTGTTTGAGTTTTAAAAAAGTCTTGTGGACTTCTACCAGTTTCAGAAACAAATCGATTAAGTTCCTCTAGCTGTTCGCTAGCAAAACTTTGACCTTTTTGACCCTCTAAATCGTCTAATAATTCATTTAAGTCATCATACTCTGTGCCATACGTTTCGTTTAGCAATTCTAGAGTTGAATCATATGAATTGGACTCATTATTTTGGTCATTTTCTTGACTCTCGTTTTCTTCTTTACGAGAATCTGATTTCAAAGAGCTCTCTATAATCTCCTGTGGACTCTCCTCTTCTTGAGTCATTTCCATAGGAGTTTCTTTTTTCTCAGTTTCTACCTCTTCTGGTGTTGTTAAATCAATAACATCACTCTGTAAATTTGTATCTGCACCATTTTCGTCTGGTGTAGAATCAGTTGAAACTTCTACTTCTGCACCAGTTAGTTCAGCAAACTCACTGGCTACATCTAAATTTTCTTCAGCCATATTCTATTAAATTAAATTGTTACTACTTTTTGCAAATATATTAATTATTATTAACAAACAATAATTATCTTAAAATATTTGGTAATGGATTTTCCATGCTTTCATCTACACCTGTCATTGGGGCTTCTTCTTGAAGGCTCCCATCAGGAGATGAATATATTTCAGTTAATGGTAAAGCTCTATCTCTTTTTTGCTCAATCATTCTAGATTGGTTATAGGCAGTCTTATCTTGATTTTCTAATTTAACTTTCCCTGTAACATCAGCAACTTCTTTTTTACCAGAGTTATTAAGAGCTATTTCTTTCATCCTTCTTTGATGTTGCATGTCATCTAATTGGTTTCTTAATTTATACTCTGCCTCTAGTTTTCTTAATTGAGCTTGAGACTCAGCTTGTATCTTAAGTTGTTCAAATTGAGCCATCATTTGGTTTTCTTGTGCTTTTAACTCAGCTTGTTGTTGATTAGCTTTTTGCTGTGTTTCTGCATTCATTTTTTGAGCCTCCATAGATTTTCTCTGCTCCTCCTCTTGATACTTCTTTCTTCTAAACATTAAAACTTGATTAGCCAGCTTAACATTCTTTATTCTTCTTATTGTTATAACATCCTCAAGTCTTATTTCTTTTTGAGCTAAAGACATTTGAAGATTTGCCTCTAATTGAGTTTTTTCCTCTTCATCAGGAGCAACTTCAAGAACTATACCAAATTCATGTAAGGAAATATCTTTATTTATACCAAAGAGAGACACTGTAGCTTTTCCTAAAGCATTTTTAAGAGACTGTCTTTTAGCTTTATTTTCTATAACATCTTGAAGTCTCATACAAACACACTCTGCAACCCTCCTTGTTATACTTAAATAACCATCATTTATATTTCTAGTAGCATTGTTAGATGCCATTAATTGTAGTTTCTGAACACCAACTAAAGCTTCACTTGGTGGTTTAGCACCCTCCCTAGCTTCGTTAACACCAGTTACATCTCTTATCATTTGAAGATTGTGATTATATATGCTTACAAGTTTTTGCATATCACCACCTATACCATTTTCAAGCTCTTGAACAGGTATTGCACCACCAGGGGTTCCTTCATCATTTAAACTCCTATAATATATATTACCTGTTTGGTCATATATTTCTTGCAACTCTAATGGAGTGAATGTTCCACCATCTCCTTTAGAAACATTTTCTAATGCACCTAATTCAAATGCAGCACCTTTTGGTCTTGCCTTTGCAATTACCTGTTGAAGTTTTAGGTGGGCTAGTTGTATTTGGTCTGCGAATGGTATCATTCTTTCAACCATAGATTTATTAACCATCTTATGTGTTCCTGGTGCATATACTACATAAGATAATTTTGTCTCTGTTAAATTAGACTTCTTTCTCATCATATTTTTTGCTAAACCATAGTTTATGCAATAATCAGTTCCAACAATCCATTTACCAGAGTAAACAACCTTAACAGAGTTTGATATTAACTCTCTTTCAAATTTTGTCTTTTTTGGTTTCTTATAGTTTCCTTTTTTCTTGGTTACAGTATAACCACCATAAGCATTCTTTTTCTTCTCATAGTTCATTGTGTTTACAGATAAAAACTCTGCATCCATAATGGTAACTCTGTATCTGTCGTACTCAAACTCATCTTGATACTCATTCATATAAGACTCATAATTTGGAGTAATGTGGTCATTATGATTTTTACCTGCATACTCTCTAGCTATTTTTTCATAATCCTGCTCACTTAATTGGTCTCCAGCTATTCTTTTTAATTCACCTATAGTAATAGTGTAAACCTCTCCAGCGTGTTGTATATCATCATAATCTTCATTATTTGTGTATGATGTAATTAGATTTGCTGGGTCTACGTATTTAATTTTAACACCAGTACTTGGATCAAGAGATGTTTTTGTAGCACCAATACCACAAACAATAAGATCTCTTATAACTGCTTTTTTAATGGATTTATAATTATTTATATCCATAATGAATTTAATACCATTTTCCACAGCTATTTCAGTAGACTGTTTATAGTTTAAAGCCATGTGTATATCTAACTCTTCTTGACTTTGTGGTATATAACCCTTTTGTTCCACATCATATCCTGTAGCTTTACTAAGTTTTCTTATAGCTGGATTAACAAGCATCTTAGCAAATAATATTTTTTTATCATTTTCTCTTAAGGTTTCAGAGATAGGGTCTATTGCATTTGCTAAAACTTCGTATTCTTGATTAGCTAAATCGTTTACTATTAAATCTAAAAATTTAGGTATTATATTTACTGGTGTCCAGTCTAAATTTAAATATGATGAGTCTCCTTGAACATCTAATAAATCTTTATATTTAGAAACATTTTGAGAACCCTGAGCATAACTTCTTGACTTAACATACCTAGACCTTCTACTGTCTATTTTCATATCAGCATTATCCTTCCAGTCATGATACATTTTTTTAAAATATGCAAGACCATATTCTTTTTTTTCTTTCTGTTCTGGAGTTACGAATGGACTTGGGTAGCCCCCAACCTTTTTAATTTTTTCAAAAGCATTTTCTATAAATTCCATTTATCGTATTTTTTGAGATAAAATTCCCCTGTTAGTATAAGTTTTTACAAATTTAACAAATTTTGGGGATTCTTCCTTAATTCTGACGAATTTTTGTGAGGCCAATAATGCTAAACTAGAACTTATGGTTGCATCAAACTTGGTTCTATTGTTAATATCAAACCTGCTCCAATCATCTAAAAGCCTGTTAAAATAACATTTTCCTACCTCTCCTGTGTCTGGTTTTAAGCCTACGTGGTCATATATATATGTAGCCACAGCCTCAGCTTGAGCATTGATAACAGCCATTCCAGAACCTGGGATTCCCTTTGTTTGTTGTTTTTTACTAAAGTCTGTATGAGTTGATTCTGGTCTATCCATTAAATACTCATAATAACCCCTTCTTTCAAAATACTTTATTATTCCTATTTTATTATTCTCCACAAGTATTGGGCATCCATAAAATACACACTGTTTAATCATGTCTTCGTAAAATATATCAGCTTTAGGTGGTCTATGAATATACTCACAAACAAACTGTTCACATGGTGCGTTTTCATCCATTGTAAATTTGTGATACACATGACAGGCTGCGTTAGACCTTCTCCCATCTGTTGTTGTGTCATGGTCATAGGGGTCACATCCTGCAACAAGATTTAATGAATTGCCAGGTTTCTTTTTGTTGTTTTTATTTTCTATTAAATTTCTCTTACCCTCATCAGGAACCCAGCATATTTCCCACTTACCTTTATTATTTGGAATCCATATAACTTCACTGTCTTGAATACCATTTTTCCATATGAAATCACCTTTAGTTGTTAATTTATCAGCTGATTCATTATAATCCATTTGTTGATATATCTTTTCTACATCAAAAACACTAGATAAAGAATCATTTCTAAAAGCTTCTTCTGAAGTGAGTGGAAACTGTCTTTTAAACTCTGACAACTCATTAGTGTTATTTTTTAATCCATCCCTTCTGTTTTTTATATAGTTTTTTGAACCTACATCTATATTAGCACCATCCATTCCCATTATTGGTTTTTCAGGTGTTTCTGTTACAGAAAAGCCATACTCATCAATAAAACCCTCTAGATTTTCTTGAGCAGGTATAAACAGAGAATATAAACCTGATTTAGTTCTTTTATTTAAATCTTTATCTGTTGCATCAGAATCATAATATAGATTTTTATATTCTAAACCTCCATCTTCTAATTTATTGGCAGTAGATCCCATCATACATTTACCAACAATTTTTCTACCTAAAAGAAGACATGTTTGTGTTACAGACCAGTTTTTAGCTATAGAAGTTGAACCTGTCCACTTACCAGCCTCATCATGAACAAGTAACTTGAGTTTCATACCATCGTAACTATTATCTGCAGTATTTCTCCAGTCTATAATTGTATTAAGAGCTTCTGACTGCTGTATATGTTTATTCTTTTTTGTTATCTTTTTAGCTGGCTCTCTAAATGCTAATTCAACTCTTGGATTACTTGATCCATCTTGTATGGGTTGAAAGAAAAAAGGATACCTTCTGTATATTCTAACAACCTTATCTGTAAACATAGTCTTAGCGTCAGAACCTGTTTTAGATAATAAACCAAAGTTAGATTCATATGTCTGTGTAGCTTGATTAACCATCTCAGAACTAGCCATGTATGAAAAACCAGAACGTCTATTCTTAAGAAAACACATACCCATACTATTAGGATCTAGCTTACACGCTTCCCAAAACAAGAAAAACTTTCTATTAGCTTCTCTATAGTCAGGGTAACCAACATCTATATTAGACCATTGTATAAACATGTAGTGACTACCTGTAATGTAAGTAGGAGTACCATTATTCATAAACCACAAGCCTTCTCTTCTTCTTACAAATTCTTGCTCAATATAGTCATAGTAATCTCCTGCATTTTCTCTAGTTAAAAGTTTAGGTATTTCTTGTCTAATCCACTTTTGCTCAACCTTCTTTTTATCAGAGAATAATATATCTCTCTTTCTAGGTTTCTTTGGTAGTTGGATTTTTAATCCTTGAATTTCTATTATATCACCTAAGCTCTTAGGATTTAGTATTATGGGTTTAGACATATATTATCGTTTTGCAAATTTCTCTGCTAAACCTTTTTCAAAATCTTTTTCTTCTTTAAATTCTCCTTCTGTTATTTGAGTTTCCAGTTTAGATATACCTATAAGTATTTCTTGAGCATCTAAAAAACACTCTTTCTTAGCTTTTATTGCGTTTCTTCTTTTTTCATCAGACAAATCTGGGTCTAAAGGTGTTCTTATATCATTTATTAATATAGCTACAGCCTCCTTAGAGGAATCTATAAGGTCTTGTAGTGTTCTTTGTACATATGACTTGTTACTTTCTTTCATTTTGAACCAACGCTAATATATCTTCATTTCTCATTCTAAGAAGTTTCTCTCCCTCTATAGTCATGTCATACTCAGAGTTTTCTGAGAAAACAATCTCATCACCAGTTTTAACACCTTGATTTTTTAACCAATCATTCATATGGATAATAGTACCATGAAGTGTAATATCTTCAACTTCAGGTTTAAAAAATATACCTGACTTTGTTTTTATATTATCTTCACTCTCAACCTTTTGTTTAACAAAATTCCAATGGTGTAACATTTTTAACTTACCCTTTCTTACTCTTGCATATATCTGTTGCCAATGAACCTTATATACATTCTCTTCTTCTACCCAGTCTACAAGGTTTGCACTTTTGTAATCCTGTCCAGATTCATTTGAGAACTTCTTATCTATAGTAACTCCTCCTTTGGCTGCAGTAATAAGATGGTGAAAATATATTTTATCACCTTTTTTGACATCAAACTCTAAACCTTTTGGTAACCATCTGGGTGTTTCATAAACAACACCATATTGTCTGGCAAATTTATATGGGTCAAATTTAATATCTAAAAAAACTTCTCTACCATTAAATTCTATGGTATCATCATAAGCTTTCTCAACTTGAACTAAAAAATAATTTTTTGGTATTTTCATATTAATTAACTTGATATTCTTCTTTATAATCTAAATTGTATTCTACTCCTGTTATTTTAAAAAATGATTTCCATAATTCTGATTCTTCTTCGTTTTTCATTTTTATAAACACATTAAACTTTAACATATTGTATTTGTAAAAATACATATCATCTTGTACTATGGCTGTGATTTTTGCTTGTCCCCTCATTATAGGTTGACCAACAACATATGTTATACCATCTTTAATGTCACCTACAGTAACTTTTCTTATTATTCCATTTATTAATTCCATTACGCTTTATATTTTTTTCCTTTATTAAATAAATTAAACATATGTAGTTTGGCCATAGTCTCTTTTTCTTCAATAAGATCATCTATTGTCTGTTCTCCATTTAGATTTTCAAAAATCTTATCCTCTATTACATATAAAAGAGTTTCTGAACAAAGGTCATCTTGTATGTTGTGCATAACTTCAGCATCTAAATCATTTAATGTTTTTCCCATTTCTACATAAGAAAAAGCAAACCTTATATTAGAATCCCCTTTTAAAGATTCCAAATCTTTTAATATTTTTTTTATTTTAGTTTTCCTCCTCATTGTCATAATCATCTATGTTATCATAATGAACCTGAAGATGTTCTACAGTTGATATAGGCGAACCATTTATATTAACATGTCCACCATTTTCTATCGTTTCTTTAAACATATCATATTCACTATTTTTTTCTTTATACAAAGCCACCTTCAATAAAATAAGATACCCAATAAGGTCTGATACTGTATCTTCTGTTTTATCATTAATTCCCTTATTTTGTATACGCATAAGCTTATCGTCTATACGTGCACATAAAGAATCTATTGGTGAACCTGATGAGAATACATTTGATGGATTGGTGGCACTGTCTCCATATGCCCTGTTTTTTTCGATTAAAAGGTCCTTCATTTCGTCAGTAACCTTTATTATTAAGTCTTCTGTTGTCATATATATTAAATTAAATTTCTATAAATATACAAAAAAAAAGGCTACAAAAAG